CCAGCCCGGTAGCCTTCATGGTTGTCGTATCGATCCCGCCAACAATATTTGCTGTAGTGACCAGGGAGGGGTCGCCGTATTCATAAGACACGGTCACTGTCTCCCCTGCCGTCAGGGAACCGTCAGTAAGGCGAGAGATGGTCCCTGCGATGGCATCGACCGCATAGTCCGTGCCCTCGATCAGCACTGTTTCAGATCCGTTTTTGACTTCGGGGTCTCCAACAATCCCGGGATGCCCGGTATCGATGACACCGTCCACAAAGGTGAGCTCTTCTGCAGTTACCGCTGTCTTGTGGGTAGCCGGGTCAAACACGTTGACCAGGACAACAGGAGCCACATTGAACAGGCCAAAAAATGCGGACATGAATTCACATAATGTGTAGCTGCCCCAGTCGTCAGAATACCCGCACGCGGCCACGGCCTCTTTGTACGTATTACAGAGGACGGGGGTGTTTACCGGCACACTGCCATCCTCGACCAGATGAACCGGCGCCGTGCCAAATACAACCGGCATAGCAGCTCCAACGGTACGAGGGGGCAGGATTGAGGTGGGTTCTTCCGAAAAATACACGCCATGTCTGTACGTCATGGGTCTTAACCTCCGTTAATAACCTGCGCCGAACACATCCGGTGCAGCTGTTTGGTCCTCGATTTGAGGGGTTTTCCAATGTGAAACAATCTTGCCAAGATAATATGGATGAGCCTGCAGGCCCTCATCGTCTCCAACCGTCCACTTCACGGGCAAATCTATGGTCCAGCGACCAACAGTCTGGTGGGACATCAGTATCCTGCGGGCACGGTCGATCATGTTCTGCAGATCATGGCCACCGCCTTGCACTGATTCGGCTGTGTATGCCCCGCAGATGAACTCCACCTGGGTATCCCCGTCGCCGTCGCGGTCTTCACCTGCCCGTGCCCGGACAACGATGAAGGGGAAATCCTCTTGCTGGTCCTGTGGCTTACGGCGGGGCTCCAGGCCGTAGGTGACAATCTTTGTAGGGGCATGCTCTTCCTCGCGGCCGGGCACCCGAAACATCACATCTGCAAATTCGGATTGCAGCAACTCCTGCAGTTTTCGTAATAGGATATCCGTCATTTCAGCCCCATCTTTTCAAACATCCGCGAGACTTCGTGGTCAAAATTCTTTGAAAACCGCTCCTCTGCGCCTTCACAGATTCTGTCAGAGACGGCCTGTTTAGACAGCATCTGCGGGACGGAGAGGCCGTACAATTTAAACACTTTATTTTCTGAACTCTTATGACCCAGACGGCTGTACATCCCCCGACCGCGAACGGGCATGTCGGCAATAAAGCTGCCGGCAACACGAACGCGACCAGTCTTTTTCATGACCTTCACAGATGCTCCGATCCTGGGGGGCTTTTTGTGCTGAGGCTGGCGGGGCAATGCCCCGAATTCGTACAGCGACGTTCTGAACCCGGTGGAGCGGACCATGGTATACACGCTGCCCGTCGGCCGGGCCTTTTTGATATACACCGAACTGCGCACCGTGGCCGCGCGCACATTGTATTCCTTGCGGGCCTCGCGAGACATGTCCGTTTTTACGCCCGCAGCGGCCCGATTGAGCGCCCTGGCCGCTGCCTTTTTTGCGGTGGGGCCAAACGTCTCTATAAGCTCGACGGCACGATCAAGTTCATCAGATTTGATCCGGACCTGAAACAGATCTTCTCTGCTCGCACGTCCCAGCTCATTATGTCTCGCGGTTGCCATTATGCAATATTCCTTGTGAATTCGATTGTTAGCGTCAGGCCATTATCCTTGACGGACTCCACAAACCACACGACCCCGTCGAGGTCGACCTCTTCATCCGGATCCGGAACGGATACCTCACCGGAATGAAAAACGATCTTTGTCCTGGCAACGCTGGTAGCGTAATCACTGTCGCGTCCTGCACTGGATGATATCACCACTACAGTGACAGGGTCGCCGTTGTATGTGATCTCCTTGCCACGATAGAGAAGAATGGCGCTGAGCTTTGCATGCATCAATCCTTGCTGGTCCATCTATAGGCCCTCTTGTTCCTGAGCGCACCGGATGCACAGTCGGCACCCGGCGACGGCAACCCGCCGAGCCTCTCCAATAGGTTCGCCGCAAATCTCGCAATAGATAAGGGATTCTTCTTCAGGAGTTGCCATCTGCGCCGTACGCGCAGCCAGCAACTGAGATCCAAGATCGGGGGCGAGGTCGACGATATCCATGGCCTAGTTCTTGGTTTCCAGGTCGGGCAGGCTGGCCATTGTTTGTGCCTTGGCTCTCAAGGTGTCGACGTCAGGCACTGCATATCCAGCGTCGCATAGACGGTCGGCCAACTGCAGAGCCAGCGGAACCAGTACGCCGACAACGGGAGACACTACGGGGGCGCCGGCGGCTACTGTTATCGCCGCGACCAGGTTGCCGGCAGCCTGGGCCGTTTCTTTATCGATTAAACTCATGACGCATCTCCTCTGATTGTCTGATATAGTGACACCGCATCGTCCAACGCACTACGCGCCTCGGCAAGCGCTGCAGAGTATGCCTCGCTCCTGCTGGTTGCGTTAGTTTGTTCGCTCAACTTCCAAGCAATGGCAGCGTCGCTGGCCAGCTTGATTGACCGTTTTGCGATGTTCATTATCGGGGCCAGCGTCGATTTGCACCACGATTGCTGACCGGGCGACAGCTCCGGGACTGCGGTTGTATACGCCTCGTGCATGTCCATGTATTCGTCAATCATCAGGTCCACAGTGGCTATTGCCTGATCCCGAGGCGAAAGATCAGCGATAGTTTTTACTGCACATCCAGGACAGAGGAATGCGACTTGAGCGGCCAGTCCCATGGCAATAAATACAATCGGCAGCTTTTTCCCGGTCACCGCGCTCAAGGATTCTTTAATCGCCGTAAACAGCAGATCGTCCCACTTCCATTTGCTCTTCGCGACATACTTGTCCGCAATCATGATAATGAGGGCGACAAGCGCCCAGTTCTGTATGATCCACTCCATTACAATTCTCCTGTTCTGAGTATTGCTACAATTTCTTTGGCACGCCGCGGAACCTGCTTGAACCAGCGGGAGTCCTCGGCCTGAATTGCAACCTGCTCCCAGTCTCTATTTTTAACAGCAGCTATCATTTTCTTGAATTTCCGAAAGCCTGATCCGCCAAGCTGAAAACGCATATCCACAAGCGCCCACGCCCGGAATCCAAGCAATGCGGGGTTCCAATCAACAAAAATGGTTTTGAGATCGTTTTCGCATTCCTGCAGGTCGTTACGCAGTAAAAGCATAGCCTCGGAAGGGGTAATGCCACGATCCTCAATGTTTCGACCGACCCCTATAGTCAGCTTCCCTGCCGGACAGCGGTACGGTTTCAGGCGCAGGCCTTCGTGGGCGAGGACCATTTGTTCGATGTCTTTGTATTTTTTCATTATCTTATCCGTTGCAGGGCCGTGATTATTACAGCCGTGGTGATTGCGGAAATGACCGAGCTTGCACCAATCATCTTCCAGACCTGCTTTTCCATCTCTGACAACCGACGTTCAACCGCATCCAGCCTGTCCGATCGGATCATGCAACGCTCTGAGATCTGCCCTGTATAAGATTCCAAAGACGCTTCCATGCGGGTAATCCGCTCCCGGATGTCGTTTAGGGCTTCCCATAGAGGGCCGTTCTCAGCCACGGTGTCTCCATATTCTGCAATAAACAGACTCCCACGCCCCGGCGATCCGCCACGCCCTGGCATGGTTGATGCCTAGATCCACTAGGCGGCAATAGATATGCAATGGGCAGAATGTGTGCTGGATCCAGTTTCGCATCGAGATTCCCTGATTTCACCTTCGCGCCCGCCCCTTCCCCGATGGACGGGATGGGCGCGAAGGCTAAGGAGGATGGTAGAGCTATTTGATGTTCCCGATGAGCAGCCCGCAATTTTTGCTCACCTGGCTTTTGGCGGCCTTGGTGTCAGAGTCGATGGAGGTAAGCAGGGCTTCGTCCGTGTCGTGACGCACGCGCAGGATGTTGGCGCGGACCTGGTCCTCGTAGTATTCCTCGACCACGAAATCCTCGGACGCGCCTTCGTTCCAGATAAGAGTCCGGCCGACACTGGGCTCGGAGATGTCAGATCCCGGAGCAGCCACGCGACAGAGCATGGCATAGTCACTGGACCAGATATCGGCGAGGCTTGCGTTGGCTCCTTTTTTGGCCGAATTCTTCAGGGCGCCTGCCACCTCGATATCGATCTCCAGGTAGGCCTCCAGGTGCTCCTTGGTGATGGCACCGGTCTTGGCCGTATCCGGGAAGATGTACTTGATGGCGTCCTTGACCATGGTGGTCTTCTTGATATTCAGGAAGGTGGTCCAGGAGATGACCAGCAGGTTCGGGGGGACGCCCTTTTTGCGCATGACCTCCTTGGATGTATCCACGTCTGCCTTCACGTCGGCAGTCACGTCAGTCCACTTCTTGCTGACATCCACGTGCGGGTAGTTGGATGTGTTCATGATTTTGCTGGCCACGCGCACTTCATAGGCCCGCTGAATCTTTCCCATAAGGATGTTGGCCACTGCGGCTTCCATGTCGAACATGGATTTGTAGATATTTTTGAACCGCTCATCGATGGGCATTTCCAGGCCGTTTTCCGAAGTAGCGTAGATGCCGGACTCGAAGTTTTCCACCGACCGGTTATAG